GCATGTCTAGTAAATGCATATGGGTACTTGAAAGGACCGATGGATATGTTACAATACTACGATAAGGCTTATAAAGAAGCATTAGAAACGTACGCGACTGAACAAATGGGTCGTAGACGCAGAAACGAATATCAAGATGGGGTTATTCGTCTTCCAATTAAATCTGAATCACCATCAACTTATTAAGGAGATAAAAAAATATGGCAAACGTAATACCTTATGCATTCCGTGGAGAGTTATTCTCAGGAACACATGATTTTGCTTCTGGTGGCGATAGTTTTAAAATAGCTTTGTACACTTCAAATCCTTACAACACATCTAGTACTGTTTATGTAGTAACTAATGAGCAAAGTTCGGGTGGTGGTAGTAATTATACCGCTGGCGGAAATGCTTTGACTGGTAATGCGGTTGTGTCTACAGGTGCAGTAGCTACTTGTGATTTTGCGGATTCGACGTGGACTTCAGCTACTATTACAGCAGCTTTTGGAACAATTTATAATGATGATAAATCAGATAAATTATGTGTCGTGTTAGATTTTGGTGGAAGTAAAACTTGTACTAATGGTACATTTAAAATTTCTTTCCCTGATCCAAGCACACCCGGCGATGCAATTATAAGTATGGCTTAATAGGAGAAAATTAAAATGGCTTTAGTAATAAATGACAGAGTAAAAGTAACTAGTACTACAACTGGCACAGGGGCAATGGCACTTGGATCAGCAGTAACTGGTTTTGAAACTTTTGCAGCAGGAATTGGAAATAGTAATACAACCTACTATGCAATTTTTAATACTGGTACAACAGAATGGGAAGTTGGTTACGGAACTTTAGATGGTTCAAGCGCAAACTTAACTAGAACTACAGTTCTCTCCAGTTCTAATTCTGATTCAGCAGTAGATTTTGCAGCTGGTACTAAAGATGTATTCTGTACTATGCCCGCGAGTAAAACAGTTTATTTAGATAACAGCGGCGACCCAGTAGGAGCAGCAAGCGCAGGTTTTGCATTAGCAATGGCGGTTGCATTATAGGAAATAAATATGGCACAAGATTTTAGAAACGATATACAAAGAAACGTAGGAACAGTAGCCCAACTATTGTTGGATGCAGGAAACTATGACGCCGTAATAGGAATTAGATGTTGTAATGTACATGCATCTTCAACTATTGCTTTGGATGTTTATATTGTGAATGGCGGAAATAATTATTACATCGCTAAAGATGTGAGCGTTCCACCAAATTCTGCAATTGAATTAATTCAAGGTGGCGCTAAAATTGTTCTTAAAAGTGGAGACGATTTGTATGCAGTCAGTGATGTTGCATCTTCCGTTGATATTGTTACTTCGTATATTGATACAATTAGTTCTTAAGGAGAATTATGACGGCAATAGTAAATGGAATCCAGTACGTTGGAGGCGCAACAGGCGCTAACGATTTTATAAACAATCAAGCATCCAGCTTGAATGTCACTCAAACAATTGAGAGCGGTGTCTTAGCTGGTCCAATTTCTATTCCGGCAACAATCACAATAACAGGAACGTTGGTAGTAGTTTAATGAGTAAGATAGAAGTAAATACAGTTGAACCACAATGCGGAACTACTTTAACAGTTGGTGGTGGAGCTGGTCAAACTGCAGTAGTAAATGCAACGACAGTAACTTTAGGTCGTTGTGGTGGAACTGTAGCTTTAGCTACTGGCGCTACTCAAACAGGTTTTGGTAAAACAGGGGCTGTTGATTGGCAGACAAGTAGCATTAAAACGGCTACATTTACAGCTGTTAATGGTGAGGGTTATTTTTGTAATACAGTAGGTGGTTCTTTTGAAATGGATTTACCCGCAGGAAGTGCTGGTGCTATTGTCTCAGTACAAGATTATAATAACACATTTGATGATAATGCATTAACAGTTGATCCAAACGGATCAGAAAAGATTAATGGTGGAGTTGGCGGTGGTACCGTTAGTTTAAGTGTAGAAGGTCAAGGTATAACTTTTGTTTATATAGATGCGACAGTTGGGTGGAGAACAGTAGCCGGTACTGACGATCCTTTTGCACAGGCAGCAAGTAATTATGTAGTAGCAACTGGAGGAACTATAGTAACTTGTGGTGATTATAAAACTCATATTTTTACAGGACCAGGAACTTTTTGTGTAGCAAGTGGTGGAACACCATCAGGTTCAAATACAGTAGATTATTTTGTAGTTGCGGGTGGAGGTGGAAGTGGTGCATATACAGGTTGTAACCAAGGAATAGGTGGTGGTGGAGCAGGAGGGTTTAGATTATCAAATGGTTATTCAACACCAGCACCATTAACTTCTCCTTTAGCGGCACCAGCAGGTTTAGCAGTACCAGCTCAAGGATATCCCATTACAGTTGGAGCAGGAGGTGCAGGGGGATCACTACCAAGTCCAGATTCAAGTGTAGCAGGGGTAGCTGGTGATAATTCAATTTTTTCAACTATAACATCCGCAGGTGGAGGTGGTGCAGATGTAACTACAACTGGTGCAGGTGGATCAGGTGGTTCTGGATCAGGAGGTGGTAGAGGAAATGCAACAACACAAACACGTGGAATAGGAAATACTCCACCAGTAAGTCCATCACAAGGGTTTGATGGTGGTGATGGAACACCGATGCCTGAACAACCCTCTCCAGCACCAGCACCAGCAAGAAATGGTGGTGGCGGTGGCGGAGCTAGTGCACGTGGAGGAGATGGTGGTTCACCAGGATCTGGAGCAGGTGGAGCGGGTTCTTACCTAGCACCTGGTTTTGTTGGTCCTACGGCACCTGATTATGGAACACCAGGTCCTGTAAGTGCAAGATATTTTGCAGGCGGTGGTGGTGGAACTGGAGGTTCAAGTGCTCAACCTGGCGGAACTGGTGGTGGCGGTGCAGGAGCAAAGACTGGTCCTGATGGAACTTCAGGAACAGCTAATACAGGTGGCGGTGCAGGAGGTTCTATCTGCACTTCACATCCAGGTAGTGGTGGAAGTGGTGGTTCTGGTATAGTTATGATAAGGTATAAATTTCAAAATTAGGTTTATGATGATAGTAGATAATTTTATAAATAAAAAACAATTAAAAGATATGAAAAAAGAAATGCTTCACGGTGATTTTAATTGGTTTTATTGTCAAAAATCGTTAGATTATGATAAAAAAACACAACCAATGTTTGAACATAGTTTTTTAAGAAATGATACGAAAAGTTATAAATTTAATATGGTAGAAAATTTATTAGAAAAAATAGTTAAAAAAAGAAATGTTAAAAGATTTTTAAGAATAAAATCAAATTTATATTTAAAAAATAGTAAGAAAAAATCACATACACCGCACACAGATATTAATAATGTAAAAGATTATGAAACTGCTATTTTTTATTTAACAAATACTAATGGCTCAACAACTATTGGAAATAAAAAAATTAAAGATAAAGAAAATAGAATAGTTTTTTTTGATGGTAAAACAAAACACAATGCTAATATACAAACAGATAAAACGGAAAGGATAGTTTTAAATTTTAACTATGTAAATTAATTATGGCATCAACAATAAAAGTAGACAACGTACAAAATCAACCAGGTAATAATCTAATTAATAGATGTAGTGCAACTACAACTATTGGATCTGGAGCAGGTAATACAGTTGTTGTATGTGGTTCAACAGTTACACTTGGTAGATGTAGTGGAACTGTAGCTCTTGCAACAGGTGCAACTCAAACAGGATTTGGAAGAACTGGAACGGTCGATTGGATTACAACAGCAAAAGTTACAGGGGATTCTCCAGTTACAGGTGTTTCAGGAAAAGGTTATTTTATGAACACTGCAGGAGGAACAATAACACTTAATTTACCAGCAGGTTCTGCTGGAGATATAGTTTCAGTTCAAGATTATAATAATACATTTGATACACATTTTTGTAAACTTAATCCAAATGGTTCAGAAAAAATTAATGGCGGTGCTGGTACTATAACTTTAAGTGCCGAAGGTGAAGGTCTAACTTTAGTTTATGTAGATGGCACGGTAGGATGGAGATCAATTGAACAATCTACATTTACTGCTCAAGGAGAGCAACTTATTTGTGCTTCAGTAAGTGGAGCTTGTAATACTTTAACAACAGTTGATACAAATTATAAGGTAGCAACATTTTTTGGCCCAGGAAATTTTACAGTTAACTCTGGAGCAGGACCAGTAGCGGTAGCAGATTATACGGTAGTTGCTGGTGGTGGTAGTGGTGGTCGAGGCGGCTCTGGTGGAGATATGGGTGGTGGTGGAGGAGCCGGTGGATTTCGAGAAGCAAAAGTTGTAGCAACATCAGGTTGTTGGACAGCTTCTCCTTTAGCAGCGGCAACATCTGTACCTCTTTCTCCTGGCGCTTATCCTATAACAGTAGGAGCAGGCGGAGCAGCCACTCCTTCAAGTGCTGCACAATATGGTAATCCAGGTTCTAATTCAATTTTTTCATCAATAACAAGTACTGGTGGTGGAGGAGGTGCTAGTAATGCATCTACCCCAGGTTTTAATCCACCTTCATATCCAGGAGCCGGAGGCTCAGGTGGTGGAGCACGAGGTGGCGGTGCACCAACACTGCAAATTGGAACAGGTAATAGTCCTCCCGTAAGTCCCCCACAAGGAAATCCAGGTGGTTGGGGTTCTGCTGGTGCAGGTCCAAATCCATTCTCTCCTGACAATAGTGCAGGCGCTGGTGGTGGAGCTGCCGCTGTCGGTGGAAATTCGAGCGCACCTAGTGGAGGTGTAGGAGGTGCAGGAGCTACTAATACAATTACAGGATCACCTGTGCAAAGAGCTGGAGGCGGTGGTGGAGCTGGTAATAGTGGGCCAGGTGGTGGTGGAGCTGGTGGTGGTGGAGCTGGTGGTTGGGACACAACTCCCGGAACTGCAGCAACTGTAAACACTGGTGGTGGTGGCGGTGGAAATGGATGTAATGGTAGTGGTACAGGAAAAGCTGGCGGATCAGGCATAGTAATAATAAGGTATAAATTTCAATAATGAGTGAAGTTAAAGTAAATAAAATTAGTCCAAGAACAGCTTGTGGTACTACAACATTAGGAGATAGTGGAGATACATTTACTATTCCTGCTGGTGTAACAATCACAAACAATGGAACGCAAACAGGATTTGGAAGAACTGGAACTGTTGATTGGGAAACAACTCCAAAAACAGGAGATTTTACAGGAGTAAGTGGTGAAGGTTATTTTATTAATACAACTTCTGGCAAAATAACTATGACTTTACCAAGTGCTAGTGCAGGAGATATCATTTCAATTCAAGATTATAATAACACATTTGATTCTTATTCATGTGTAATTCAAGCCCCAAGTGGTGTTAAAATTAATGGTGGAACTGCTGCAGGTTTATTAACATTAAGTACCGAGGGTCAAGGTTTAACTTTAGTTTATGTAGATGGAACAGTTGGTTGGAGATCAATAGAATCTACAACATTTAGTTCTTCATCGGGAATACCTACATTTATAACAGCAACGGTAAGTGGTGCGTGTAATGCACTAGTTACTTCTGGTGATTACAAAACAGCAATTTTTAAAGGGCCAGGAACTTTTACAGTTTGTTCAGTAGGTAATTGTGCAGGTTCAACGACTGTAGAATACATGGTTGTTGCTGGTGGTGGAGGAGGAAGTTTTGGAGGCGGAGGTGCTGGTGGTTTTAGACAAAATTATCCAAGTCCAACTACTGCAGGTTTGCCAGTTACAGCAACAGGTTATCCTGTTACAGTAGGAGCAGCAGGAACTGGAATACCTTGTGCTACTTCTGGATCAAATTCAGTTTTTACAGGTTCAACAACAATAACATCAGCAGGAGGAGGCAGAGGTGGTGGAGCTAATAGTAACGTAGGAACTGGCGCTGCTGGTGGATCTGGAGGTGGTGGAGGCCACGGACCAGATGCAGGTGGAGCAGGAAATACACCTCCTGTTAGTCCAGTAGCTCAAGGATTTGCTGGTGGGGCAGGAACTCCAGGATCACCTGGTTGTTATTATGGTGGAGGCGGTGGAGGTGGTGCAACTTCTATAGGAACAAATTCTACTCCTGGTAGTCCACCCGCAAATACTGGTGGGAATGGTGGTACAGGAAATTACTGGCCAGATGCTGTATTAGGTCCAACAGCTCCAAGTTATGGAACTTCAGGGCCTGTAAGTTCAACAAGATATTTTGCTGGTGGAGGCGGTGGTTCTTATAAAGGACCAGCTAAAGGAATAGGTGGCTCAGGCGGAGGCGGTACTTCTGAACAATCATCACCTGCGGTTGCTGCTACTCCAGGAACAACAAATACTGGTGGTGGAGGCGGCGGTGGTAATGGTGCTGGTAAAGCTGGTGGTTCAGGTATAGTAATGATAAGGTATAAATTTCAATAGTTGAATGGTAATTAAAAATAAGATATAAGGAGAATAATTATGGCACATTTTGCAAAAATAGGAATGAACGGAAAAGTTATCGCAGTATTAACTTGTGGTAATGGAGATATGCTGAACGCTGATGGCGTTGAAGATGAATCAGTAGGACAACAATATTTAGAGAGACACAATAATTGGCCTGCTCAAATGTGGATTCAAACTTCATACAATACAGTAGGTAATACGCATAGTTCAGGTGACAATTCAAAAGCATTTAGAGGAAATTACGCAGGCATTGGTTATGAATGGGACGAAGATAATAATATCTTTTGGTCTAAAAAACCTCACGCTTCTTGGGTAAAAGACGTAGCTACAGCTAATTGGAAATCACCAATAGGTGATGCTCCAGCTTTAACAGCGGAACAACAAGCTCAAAATGACGCAGCTACTCATAGATGGGGTCACAGTTGGAATGAATCCGGCCAAACTTGGGACTTAGTAGACTTTAAAATATAATTGATCTAGATCAAATCTTTTAAATCATATTGACATTATAATACCATCCTTTATAAAAGGAGCTGGTATGCAAAAGAAAGTATTAAGTGAAATAGATTTACATTATGGCAGTATATATATGCCTAAAGGTTTTGAAATAGACCGAGACAAACTTCAATCCGATATTTTATCATCACAAATCAAAAATTCTGAATTTCCATTCTCTAGAGAATGGGATAAATTAAATACATATATGCGAGAGCATATAAATGTAAAGTACGATTTTTCTTTAGTAAATAAAGAAACGTGGGGAAATATTTATAAACCCAAAGAAGTTTCAATTCCTTTATTAAATATTGATCCCGTTGATTTAAGAAATTCTCCTGATTATACTTTTCTTTATGGCGTAAATGTTAAAGACTGTAGTGTGAGAATACACTATGAGCAAAATAGAAGAGCGGGAAGAAGTTGGGATATAAAATTAGAAAATAATAAATTTATTATGTTTCCCTCTACACAGATGTATTACATCACCAACAATCAAAAGGATTCTTTAAACTTTATTTTAACTACCACATATGAATTTATCTAATTACTTTTGGTATTTTAGTGGAGTGTTAACTCCTAAATTTTGTGATGATGTTATTAAATATGCATTATCTAAAGAAGAAGTAATGGGGTATACGGGAGGATATGGTAATAAAAAATTAAATAAAGAAGACGTTAAAAATTTATATAAGAAAAGAAGATCTGATTTAGTATGGTTGAGTGAACCTTGGATATATAAAGAACTACATCCTTATGTTAATGAAGCTAATAGAAATGCAGGTTGGAATTTTCAATGGGATTTTTCTGAGGCGTGTCAATTTACAAAATATAAACTAAACCAATATTATGATTGGCATACTGATCCTTGGCCTAAACCTTATAAAAGAAAAAACCCTAATGATCTAGACCATGGGAAAGTTAGAAAACTTTCTATGACGTGTCAGTTAACAGATGGCTCCGAATATAGTGGGGGAGAATTAGAATTTGATTTTAGAGACTATGATCCTAATATGAGAGATGAAAATAAACATATAAGAAAAGTACCTGAAATATTACCTAAAGGCTCTATCGTAGTATTTCCTTCACACTTGTGGCATAGAGTTAAACCTGTAACAAGAGGAACTAGATACTCACTTGTCGTATGGCATTTAGGATATCCATTTAAATAATGTATATAAATAATTATTTTGTAACACCTGTATGGAATGAAATTAAAACAGACTTTGTTAAATCTTTAAACAAAGCGTCGGATCCATATATTAAAGAAGCTAAAAAAAATAAAGAAGCTAAAGCTCATCTTAAAGCTCACGGAGACTTTGGTCGATCGTGGCATTCAACACAATTACTGGCTGACACTCAATTTATGGATTTTAGAAACTATGTGGGTCAAAAATGTTGGGAATTTTTAGATCATTCGGGATTTGATATGAGTAAGTACACAACTTTCTTTGAACAAATGTGGGTACAAGAATTTGCTAAGAAAGGTGGTGGGCATCATTCAGCACACATTCATTGGAACACTCACGTTAAT